CGATCGTTTCCCGAGCAAAGTTACTCGTCTTTTGGAACACGCGATTGAAATAACTGAATTCCGGGTCGTCAACGAAGAACTTATCCCTGAGACCGGTCGTCGCGAGTTGAACGCGACCAGCCATCTCTATTATCAGCCCCTAAAAAATTAAGCCAGCGATTCCTGCGTCGTATACGAGCGTGTTGTACGAGACGGCATACACTCGAACCCTATTGTCGTGGCCGGTATACGCACCAGAAATGCTCGGCGCTGTCGAACTTATTCGCGTGCTCCGCTGTTCAATCTCGACGTCGAGCGCTTTGTGTGCGATGCGCGAGAAATTGACTTGTCCAGTAGGCGCCGCGCTCTGTGGCTTGATCGCCCACGAAAACATCGCAAACTCACCCTGAATCTCGTGATCGAAAACGGTGTCCGAATCCGCGCCGTCTATCGGCCCGACCTCCGTCGTCGATACTTTCAAGTAGTTGTTTGGACAGTTCACGTGGTGTCTTAATGCTTGCGCGTACGTCAGGTACTTATTCTCTTGTTTGAAAACGACCGCGCCGTTGAATCGAAGCTCGGCATGTAGGATTTTGTTGTAGTTGTTTGGAAGGTTTTTCTCCTTTGCGTAGTCGCTCTGAGACACTAGAAACATCTCGCGTACCGGTCCTTTGAATCCCAAGAGCACAGTTTTCTTCGTTTCGCCGTACGGGAGGATAAACTCTGAGACTTGGACTTGCGTGATGACGTGCTCCAAGCGTCTAGTCATAATGTATGCCTTCTCTTCATCGCTCAAGAAGACGAATTCCGTGTCGAGTGAAATGTTTGCGATACTCGCCGATGCGTCGACCATGTTGCCATCGACATTCGCCTGTACGCCACCCATGAAGAGCATTTCAGACATCGGTCGAAGCTTGATGCGAATCGTTACTTTTTGGCTCGTGAGGGCCGCCACGGGTAGCGCCAAATGACTTTTGCCCTCAAACCAGAATGGGAGCGTGAGATAATACGTCCACTTACCCGAATACGACAGAATGTTTCCGTGGCCTGTCATGAAATAGACCGATTGGTCGAGATCGTCTTGCGCGTACGATAGCTGCTGGTTCATGTAAATGAATTCACCGTTAAGTCTCGAGATCAATTGGTCGCCAATCAGGAGATCACAGTGCTCGATGAGGTGTGTCATCGCCGAGGGTGGGTAGTAGTTGTCGTTTCGACCCACGTTATCAGGGTTTGGGTCAGGCAAAGTCACCTTGAGCGTCATGGAGCGGATGAGATCACCGGCATCGCGCGGAATGTCACAAATGATTTCTTCGCCAAAGTCGACGCGACTCCCTCTGAATGGCGTTTCGACAGTTTCGATGGCGAAGCGCGTGTGTCTCTTGAACCGTTTCAAAAAGTGCGAATACTGTGGAGTCGCAGTGATCCACTGGTCGAGTGCACCGACGGTGGCGAGCTGAAGCGGTGGCATGCTGCTCGCTCTCTAGTGTAAGTGTGTAAAATTTTCATCAGAAAAAGGTGGCACTATCTCAGAAGCCATGGCGTCCATGAACCTTCAACTCAAGAAATTCGACCCGTCGAAGATGGCGGACGACGCCGTCTCTGTGTTCATCGCGAAACGGCGTAGCGGGAAGAGCGTCCTCATGAAAGATATCATGTATCATAAACGCCACGCGCTGAGCGCGGGAATCGTTCTATCAGGAACTGAAGAAGGCAACGGGTGGTATTCGAATCCCAAAACTGGGTTCATTCCTAACCTCTTCGTCTATAATGACATGGACTTGGAAGCCATCGAGCGCCTGATTGATCGCCAGCGTAAACTCGTGAAACAGAATCGTCCAAACTCAAACTGTTTTCTCATCATGGACGATGTCATGCACGAGCCGAAGGCTTTGAAATCCCCGATTATCAGACAAGTCTTTTTAAACGGTCGCCACTGGAAGATTTTCACAATGATTGCGGCGCAATATGCGATGGATATGGGTCCTTCATTACGCGCGAATATCGACTATTGCTTTATTTTGCGCGAAAACATCGTTGCCAATCGCGAGAAGCTTTGGAAGCAATTTTTCGGTATCTTCCCTAATCTGGACGCATTTAGTCGAACAATGGATGCGTGTACTGAGAATTATGAGTGCCTAGTGCTCGACAACACGGTAAAGAGTAACAAAATTGAGGATTGTGTATTCTGGTATCGTGCGCGATGCCCCACACCCAAATTTAGGATGGGCTCGCCCCAGTTCTGGGGCGCGCATAACAAATTATACAATAAGGACCATGAGAAACGTCTCGACCAATCGAAGGTGAAGAAGAACACACACTTGACGGTTACGAAACGCAAATGACGATGCGTCGAATTTGATTTGAAAATTTCAGGCGATGATATAGTGACCGATGTCGGCTGAAATTTCGAGCTTGAATTTAAACGACGACGGTGAAATGTATACGGGCTTGGGTCAACCGACACCACCAAACAACGAGCCTTCGCGAGCACATCAGAACAATAACGCGGCGACCGCGTTTGTGCCGAATGCCATGGAAAAAAATATTGGTTCATCTCAAAGCGCGCCGGCAGCCATGATGGACTCGACGCCTATCAATGAACTGATGCTCAACGGTGAAGACGCCTCCGGTATTCTTCAGCCGCCGGCGATTCAGAATGATCCGCGAATGCAGAGCATGTTGATGCAAGCTCCGCCCCAAACGCAGATGGGTGTCGCCGCGCAGCCACCCACCGAGGTGAAGCCAGAGAGCAAAAATGCGTTCAATTTGACTGACGATCAACTCACGAGTCTCATCGTTGTGGCGTGCTGCGCCGCCGCTGTTTCTAAACCGGTCCAGGATTTCCTTTCCCAGAAGGTCCCCAAGTTCGTGAACGATCAAGGTTCGCGCTCAGCGGTCGGTCTCCTCGCGACGGGTGCGGTTGCCGGCCTCGCGTTTCACTTTGCCAAGCAGCAAATCATAAAATAAATCTGTGTGTATAGTACGAACAAACAAACAAAATGCCAAACTATTCCAAAAATCGGCCTTCGTGGAAATTTCCGCCGCCGCCCCGTGGAACTTACGGTTACCCGGCGCATTATAACAAAGTAAACAACGGCAGAAAGCCAAATGCAAACACAGTACGAGCAGCGAAAGCCTACGGGATTCGCCTGACGTACACGGCCATGGTCGGTGGTAATTGGAATCGCCGCTTCCCAAAAACGAATTGGATGCTTGAAAAGGAGATTAGAGCTGAACGCAAACACCGCAAATCTATCGGCAGATCAACGCCATACTAAGACGACGAATCACTAAATGATCGAATAAAAACTCTTTTTAAAGCGTGCGCTCAACAAGCGCTTTAAAAAGATTGATTTTATTATGCCCCATCTATTCGAGATATCATAGCTTTCTTATCTTCCTCTGAGTACTTTGCGTTCTTTGCCAGGTTATCACCCTCCGTGAGTAGTTGTGAATTCATGTAGTGCCAACAATACTTATTGTCGTCTGGAAGAGTCCACGCGCTACACGGGATAATTTCATCGATGTGCACCTCTTCGTCGGGTCTTGGGTCACGTCCGTACCGACGACGAAACGATTCCGCGAGCCATGCGCACCAATCTTTCAAAGACATGCCGAGATCTCCGAGCGTGCGCGTCGATTTATCCGCACCCGCGCTTATGAACGCATTGTATCGTCGCTGGCGGCGTAAGTGTACAATGTACCCTTCCGGAGAACACACGTCGCACTGGCGGCGCTCTTTCGGCGTACCGTGACGCGTGAGGTGCTCGCAATACCTACCACCGCCGCCGCACTCCGCGACGCGACACTCTGAACGTCGTGTGCCGTGCTCGCAATACGATCCGCCGCCGCCACACTCCGCGACGTGACGACAGAATGAACGTCGTGTGCCGTGTTTACACAAGTCTCCGCCCACTTTGAGACCGCCGAGCTTTGTGCGCGCGACGTACGCACAATACTCCGAACGGCATTGAGACAGTCGCTTATCGCACGCGCAATACGTATTCGTTCGTTTACCATTGTACATTTTGTAAAAGCCTGACGGTTCATCGAGGATTATTCCGCAAAACCCTTTATTCCATCTTTTAGGTGGCATACTACATACCTAACGTCTCTAATCTTTAAGCCCCATCCTGGATTCGTTGACCACAAAATTGTTCGCGCGTAGGTATACGATCGTAAATTCCGATCTGCATGGCGATATTTCTGAGCTCGACGTAGTTCGCCCAGAACTCTTTGGAGTGTGAATATTCGTTCACAGTACAATGGGCAAGTTCATGAAGTAAAACATGCATAATTTGGTTCGGCGTTCCGTCAAGACATATGGCGATCTCTTGACCCTTATTTGTATTCCAACCAACGCTTTCGCTCATTTTCAAGTACCCCGTGATTGGTTTTTCATGCCATAACATGCGAAACTTTTCGTTTTTCGTTTCCACAAGGTGTTCTCTCAACGCTTTGTACTTTTGTTTTACAATGGTGAGCTCTTCTGGAACACTCGTCTGCGCGAAAATGAAAGCATTCAAAATCACAAGAGCGACCAAAGCGAGCATGCTGCTACCTAGTATATGTAAACAAAAATTTTGTGTACAACTCCGAGATGGGTGAACCGGTCAAAGGCTCCCACGTTTTCAACTCAAAACCTGCGTCTTCGAGGTGTGTGATGAGTAGATCTTTGTATGCAATTGGTTCTTTGATCGCACCATTCTCGTAGTATAAGGTATCGGCCAAATGGACGTAGCAGTTTTCGCCGAATCCTCCATCACCCGGTTTCTTCAAAACGAAAAAACTCCCATCTTCCAAATTGATTGGGACACGCATTGTGATTCTATGCGAATCGGGGATAATACCACAGAGAATCGTATTCTTTTTCGCGCGAGCCTTGATTTCTTTAATCGTGCTCGTGAACAGCTCTTTCGTTTCGAATATATAGTGTAGCGAAAAATTGAAACAGATGACATCGAATTTACGGTGGGGTGTCGCGTGAATATCACCCTGGTAGAAATTGACGCGTATCTTCATGTTCTTTGCGCGCCTTTTCGCCTCCGCCAGCGACTGTTCACATGGGTCACACATATTGATTCCCCCGACATTACACCCTCGCCATTTTTGCAGATCACCGCCTCTCCCGCACCCGACGTCTAAAATATGGGAACCGGCATCCGTCACACTCTCTATGAGCTCTCTCTTGAATGCATTATGGCGTTTTCTGAGCTCCTCCATTATATTTGATAAATACTGGCGCCTTCTCTCTAAGTGAGTATTAAACGACACCCAGTAGCACATTTTCCCTTTGTAACGGCACGTTTTGCCAATTGTACAAATACATGTTCACTCGCCCAGAACCTTCGAGAAACTTGTTTTTAGTCAAATCCGCGTCCTTCATTCCGAAATTTAACACCGTTAACACGTCGAATCCCAAGTTTTTCGCGAAAATGACGGCGTGTTTCGGATCTCCGACGATTCTCTGCGCGAAACACTGCTTTATCACTCCAGCTTTCGTCACTGAATTGAGCTCGTAGAGTGACACGAGCGCGTCTTCGTCGTCCGCGATGAACGTGCGTGCCGTTTTTAGGAGCTTTTCGCGGACGTACGTCTCGTCGGATTCGATGTGGGCGTCGTACGTCGATTCTTGTGCTCGCAAAATTTCGAGGATGCGTGGCACGTCATTTTCATTAGCCTCGCGCAAATGTGATGAGCCGCGCACGTCGTGGTACTTTGATTTCGGGTCGTTCGTTTCGAGAAATCCACACTCAATGAGCTTCGGTGGATTTAAGAGTCGGTGAAAATAAGTGGCCGTGCACGCGATACCCGGTAGCGTCGCGCTCGCCGTGTAGATCGCCTGTTCAATTCCACGCAAAACCGCACGTCGCGTGATTTCCTGGATGAGCAGAGGCGCGAGACCCTTGTCTCTGTATTTCGCGTGAAGACAGAGAAAATTTATGAAAACGATTCGCTCGGTCACACCCTTGACGTGGGCGGTACCCGGCGTCGCCGAGATGAAGCCGATGAGTTTGCCCTTCTTTCTCAACGCCACGTTGAACTCGTCGTCCTCGTG